CTCGACAGATGTTTGCCCTGCGTCACTGGCTTCGTAATCCCCAGAGATCGAAACCGTACCGTCTTTCAGACCACTAAAGCGGGTACGAGCCCCGGTAGTGTCCGCAAAGTCAGTCGATTCGAGCTGGTCTCTAGTAGGACCAAAGGAGAGGCTGTTAATTCCGTCGACCTCAGTATAGTCGCCCGAGGCGGGAGAGGTGCCCCCGAGGGTCGATTCGTATACTGAGACGGTAGTTGTATGTCCTGCAATTGGCATAGCTTTGCTCCTAGCAATTTTCCGTGGATGTAATAATTACCCTAGCGCTTCTTATTTCATGAATACGTTAGCGCTGAGTGTCTTCTTAAGACCACGTCTGCCGTAAAGCGCGAGCGTGGGAAGGAACTTCTCCTTGTTCTCATCAATCGCTTGTGCAAGGAACTGGCTCTGGCCATTCCTGAATTGCTGCGTGGTTGCTTCGTGGACGGGGATAGCGTGGTCTGCGCGAAAGCCGAACCTGCCCTGAGGGCCTTGCTTTGTTTGCCTGGGTTTCTCGACGTAGTTCGACCTGAACAGCTCGCCCGTATCCACCGGTACTAACTCCAAAGCTCTGTCCATAACGTCGAAAGACCAGTGCGCGATTGCTCTTTCTGCGGACCCGTCGATAGAGTTCATGACGCGCGCGAAATTCGCCAAAACCATGTTGACACCCCGAACCTGTCTGCGCATAGCTCTTTTCATAGGTGTACCACGTAATGTACGAAACGGCCTTTGAGATCAGTAACTTTGTCCACTCGCGAAATCTCGATTGCTTCGTTCTGGTCGGTTGTGTCCGTTCCCGGAAGCCAGACCAAATCCTGGCGAGATAGTAATTCATCTGTAGAAAAACGAGAGTAATTAGCATACTCCTTCGTGAAGAATTTGTTTTCCTGCCACGCGCTATATTCGATACGGCATTTAACTTCGCGAGTAGATCCATACGTTTTGACCGAGTTAGAGAAACCAGTAAACGATGCAACAGTAACCGTGTCTTTGTATGCCTTTTTAACGAGTCTTTCGAAGCGACTGGCCATTAGATCCTCCGATACGGCTGCAGGATCATCTCTACACCCACCTCGATACTTCCCGAGTGATACCAGATAGCCGCTTCGAGGACGTGCATTCGTCGGATGCGCATGTCCTGCCCGCGGGATTCGTAAATGTTCGTAGCAATCATCTGGGTGGCCATCTGCAGGTCGTCAGGCAGCGGATCCACGCCACTAACCGCGTCTTGGGCTGGTGTGGTATACCCGCCGGCGTAAGTCACCTGCCAGTTGGGTTGCTCGACGGTGTAGTTAATCTTTTGATCCACGCCTGAGTGATGCCACGAGCGCGAAGGGACGATTTGCTGCAAGTGAATGACTCCAGCCTTCTCTTCGATCATAAGATCCGTCAGGCTTTGCGTGGTGTCGTTTACGATGTGCTTAACTTCCGCAACACTCCACACAGGAGTTCGCTCTAGGACCAGAAAAGGTTGGTCCCCACTGCGTAGCTTCTCGACGTGAGCGGATTCGTACCAGAACTCTCGGCTGCAGTAACCATCCACAAAGCGAGAAGCCGCCTTGATTGCAAACTCTAGGTCACTATCCGACTCGGTATTAGTGATGTCTAGAGCGCTTCGCAGGCGGCCTAACTCGACGTACTCTTTTTTCGTGAGCGCCATCTTTACTCCGGCATATCAACCTGATCGCGCCTATCTTCGGCAACTGCTTCTAGAAGGTGCTTGTAGAGGCTATCGAAGCCTCGGACGTGGTAGCTGCCTACATCGTACTCTTTTCCCAGCTCTCGGAGTGGCCCCATGTCATCTTCTTCGATGTAGGCGTCAATTGCTGCGTTAAGTGCCTCAGGATCCAGGCTCGCGTCTTCCTCGACCTTTTCTTCGGCCTTGGCTTCCTTCTTATCCCGCTTTGAGGGTGGGAGATCATCGGGCTCAATAGCCTTGTCCTCTTCCTCGGTAAACTGCGGTTTGACTGCATCTGCGGGGACTGCAACGCCGCGAAGAACGTAGGCATCTGCTCGGTCGTGGTTCTTGAACCCGGCAACGTCACCCGGCTGGTAAATGCCGTCGGATTTAATAAAACGAATGCGCTTCTTCATGGGCTTTCTCCGTGTATAAAACAGCCCCTGTTCCCTATTCTGAAATTAGGAACAGGGGCTTATGATTAGGCGGTGACCATATCGGCTTGTGCCGTGTCGGCTTCTGCGCCCGTACCCGATTTGTTCTGGATACGCGAGTCAGTATTTGACCCAAACAGGTAGCTTACGGCAGCGTTGGCGGACGAGAGCGTAGGGGCTCCGGTTCCCGCAGCAACCAGGACTTTACCTGCGACATACTTAGCCGCATCATGGATAGGTACTGGAAGAGCGACCGAAAAGGCCTTCTTCTCGTCATCTGCGTTCACTACGAACGAGTAGGTTTCCGCAAGGTGCTCATCAGTTGGCGAGCTAGTGCTGCCGTCCACACACGTTACAGTAACATCCACTTCGTCCCCCGAAGCACCGCCGGTGGTAGTGAAATCGCCAGTTACGACAAGGAGGACGGACTGAGGTGCACCGTTGTTCTCCTTATCGAGACGATCGAATGACTCGCCGATTACGGCGGTAGTGACATCCTGCGACTCGAAACCCACTTTCAGGCGAGCACGCGCGAAGGGGTATTTTACTTTTGCTAGACTCATTTTATCTTCTCCAACCTTATCGGTTAAGTTCTTTAAGTGTGGGCCTTATTTGACACGGAGAACAGCCTAACCAGCGGCCCACGGACCGGAGAGGCTATGTTTTTTACCAGTCGATACCTTCCACGAGGACAGCACCATCGCTATACTCGTAGTAGAAGTCCGATCGGGTAATCAGTCGATGGACAATCTGGTCGCGACTGAAAGCACTAACCAGGGTGCCGTCCAACTTGTAACTTGCGTCGCGGCTGGCGTCGAGGCGCATACCTTCTGCGTCTGCAATCACCATGTAAGGTCGAACGACGAGGTAAAGTTCAGACTCGTCATTAGATCCGTCACCCGAGGCATCCAGGTTATTGGGGATCTGATTCGTCTCGAAGAACGGAAGACCCAAAAGACGCCCTGCCAGCATCTCAGTGGCAAATGGCGTGGTGTCCTGCGAACTTGATAATTTATCCATCAGGCCTGCCCAGATATCCGAGTTAAGAATCCATGCAGCGCCATCAGTTGAGTGGTTTGCAGCTTTGAGGATCCGGACAGCTTCCACAAGGTCGGTACGGATATTAGCAACAGTGCCCGTCCCGGTTCGTTCGAAAGTATTGCCCGATTCGATGAATCCTTTAAGGCCCGTAGGCTGCTTAGATCCGCCCACTCCACGGAGGAATGTAACGTCTTCTTTGAGACCGTGGTCTCGCATCATGCGACGAGTGACCATCCCATTAACATCACGGACCGAATCTGCAACGAGCTCGTGAGAGAGCACTGCAGCAGTGGTGAGCTTTTTCGGGTAGATCATGTCTTCGTCGAGATCCATCTTACCGACGGTGAAATCTTCCGACTCGTCGGCCCAGTAGGAGGTGATTCGCGAGAATTCACGGGGGATCCTGTGAGAACCAGCGATGGTAATCGAGTTACCCGCGATCTGACGCATAATCGTTGCGTTGTCGCGAAGCTCGATGATCTCATTGGCCATCGACTCAGGGATTAGAACGCCGCCGTTAGCGGGGTCCGAGGCCGAGTGTACGTCTTTCTCGTAGAGATCGACGACATCTTGGTACCCTTCCCGGTCTGCAGCCTCAATAAGATCCTGGGTGCTTCCAGCTTTCGCCTTAGCAGCAACTCGGAGGAACCTATCAAATGTCTTTTTACGCTCAGCGCGGTACGCGGCGTATTCTGGCGACCCGGTAGACACGTCTCCGTGCTTAACCTTGTCGAACAGTTTATTAAGTGGCCGCTCGTCCTCGATGGCCTTTGCCATCTCTTCGAACGATTTTTCGACCTGATCCGCAATCTCTTCACGGACACGATTGTCGAAATTTTCGTCCATCGCGCTTTTCAGCTTGGCGACGGTCTCGTCCACCGTAGACTTGACGATCGTCTCGTAGCCTTTGGCTTCGACGATTTCGCCGTTTTCATTTTCGATTACGGGTTTTGACATTTCTTAGCTCCAATTCAGCTTTTTTGATTTCAACGGCACGAATAACCGTGAGATTCACGTCTGTAATTGACGGTCCTGATTTTTCTATTTCAGGATCTTCGTCTTTTTCTTCCACGCCAAAGGTACTCTCTACCGTGAAAAGGCTTTTATTTTCTTCTCGATTTGCAAAATATGCTTTTTCGAGGTCTTCCCGGCTAATCCCACACGAAAGTGCGGTCATATCCAGTAACTTAGCGGCCATAACGGCCATAGGGGTTGTGTCGATCCCTGCGGCTTTGGCAGCTTCAAAGGCTTTAGCGCCTGCGCCCGGATGCGCCCCGACGTTAACCGCCGAATTTTCCAGGAGCTCTTGCTTGGTGATGTTAAGTGCGGGGAACCACGAGTTTTCGTCTGTGCGTTCTTTCGACACCTCGTATTCGAGGATTTTGAAGCCCACAGACGAGTCTGTAAGGTACTCGTGCTTGTACATTTTCCCGATCATGTCGGAAAAACCACCGTCGATGTCTTTAGGTACAGACTTCCAGATTTGCCGGAGTTTGTCGCCGCCTACCCACGTGTTAAGGGCCTTGCCGATAACAGGTAGGTTGTGATTATGTGCCCACAGGATGCTGCCGTTGTAGTTCTTAAGCTCCCATCCGTTGGCATTGATGGAATCGTTGTGGCGGTCTACGGTCTTGTCGGAGATCATCATCTGGATGATGTGCAAGTCTCCTGACTGAATAAGGGCCTCGTCCCCGGACTTAAGCTTCCAGCCTTGTGATCCGGCAGCTTGTTTCGTCTCTTCAAGGGTGAGGTACCCGGTCTCTGGGCGGACATGACGCCGCTGCAGACCTTCCGTAGATTCTTTTAGGCGATCGCTCATTGTTGGCTTCCTCGGAAGTACTCCGAATTAATAACATCGCGTCCTTGGGAGTCCATTTCGTAAACTCCACATTCACGCAAGGCTGCCCGGACAAAATTATCGACCATTTTGTCGTTCTGGCGTCTGTTTTCCTCCGCATCCGAGCCCTCCGGCGTATCGGTATCCTGTGCGGGGTTGTCCTGGTTATTTTCCGCGTTTGCGTAGGTTGCAGGCGCGTAGAACGCGTCCCCGCCCTCGATAGGAGGCTTACCCGCTGCAGCACGCCACTCGTTAATCTGAAACGACTGAGGGGCGGCCTTCATCACGGCTAAGTTGTACTCTCGGTCCTCTGGAACCGGCGAATCGTAGTAGACCAATAGAGGCTGAGTATCCCGGAACAGAGGGAGTAGCTTATCCTGCAAGAAGCTACGAATAAATTCCAGACGGGGTACCACCACGCGCTTGTTGTAGAAATAATCTGCGGCATCGATGGTGCTCCTGTTGCTATTCTCCACAATCCCGATGATTTCGGGAGGGATCTGGTTGTTCTGCAGGATAGTGTTACGCTCGAATTTTCGGAGCTCGATCAGTTGGAGCTCGTCAAAGTTAGGCGTTAAGTTCTCAATCTGGATCTTACCCGAGTGCCAGTGCGTCAGGAATTGCTTCTTTGCGCCCTGATAGTCCCGGATGAACTTATGCTTGGCCGCTAGCAGGTCTTGTTCGCCTGCTCCTTCGATCCCAACCAGGAAACTAGGCAGGGCGAAGTTGTTAAACCGTGCTGCAGTGAACTGGGCGGCGTTCTCGTCTGTATCAATCTCACTGGCAAGGCTCGAAGCCATGCCGACGCCCCGACCGTAAGGGTTAAACGGGCTCGGAGTCTTAAGGTGGATGATCTTGTCTTCTGTGTACTCCCTTCGAACCCGTCCCCACTGGACATCGTACTTGTTATATGTACCATCCGGCGTTTTCTTGACGGCATGGGGCGGGATAGGGATCAGTGCTTCCGGTTTTCCGCTCTTTCCGTTGTCAATGAGCAGGAAACACTCCCCTGCAAGGTCGATCTGGGCCTCGATTACGAACATGAAAAAGGCCTTATCCATCACGGAGTTAGGCTTTTCCATTAAGTCAAGGAACGGGTGTTGGGTGACTTCTTGGGCCTCGTTGGACCCAATCAGGTGCATTAAGCTCTTTTCGCCGCCGTCGTGGGGGGCTTTCTGCTTAATTTGATGCATCCACAGGGGCGTACCCTTGCCCACAGGCTTACGCATGGGCTTGAACAGCTTCCACGGCACGGCAGCGACATCACGACCGATGACCGTCACCGCAGCGTTAACCCACGGGTTAGTCTCGTAGGTTCTGAGCGCTTCCGCAGTTCCCCTGCGCCGATGATAGCCGTGGTAGCCTTGAGCCCCGGTCAAACCCCCGGACTGGCTATTGAGCTCGGCATGGCTTTTCTGTTTTCCTGTGATCAGGCGCTGAAAGAAGCCCATATTACACCATTATGAATCGGTTTTTGTCCGCAATACGCGCAAAAGCACCCGCTGCAGCATCCGTCTGGTCTTTAAATCCCAGTGGATACACTTCTATTTCATCGAGGAACGCGTACATCCACCTGCCTTTGCGTACTTTGATGATCCCATCCTTGGCAGAATGCGCCAAAGGCTGGGCTCTGGTTTCCTTATCTCCCGATGGGCGATCCCCGTGGACCAGAAAGCCTAACAGGAGGCGTTTGTAGGCGTCGATAACGTCCACTCCGGTAGCTCCCGGCTCCTGCTCGATGTAGATTTCTACGTCCCTTCCGTCCCTGTGAGCTGTGTTTCTGATTAACTCTCTGACGTTTGCGGGGGAGAACTGCTCTCGCTTCACGTCTAGGATGAAAACATCCCTGGTTCTGCGGTGTTGGGCCATTAAAACCCCGGCTGTGTAGCAAGCTTTCGGGTTTTTCTTACGCTCGGTTGCAGCTAAGTCCCAGTAGCGGACATAGTTAATGAGATCGTCGTAGGGAATCTCGATATCCGGCACGACTTCGAACCATTCGCGCTCAAAGAACCTGTCTCCCTCCTGGATATCCCAGTCCCCATGCAGAAGCCTTCTACGCTCCACCACATCCTGGTTTTCGAGGTTTCCAAGGTAGGCGGGGTCGACTTCTAGTAATTTCTTGTTGTCGTAGATGCTTGACGGCACAAAAGTTACTGTTTTTAGTCTGTTTGCGTACTTTTTCTTGGCTTTTCGCAGGGTCAAACCATCGATTTTATCGTTCTGGCGTGCGTGGGGATAGTCTCTCCACCACATATACTCGCCCTCTCGACG